CTATCGCCACGGTCTGGCCGGATATTCGGAATCGGCAACGATGGTCAGTGAACGCCCGCCAGACGCACCCGTACCCGCTCGTGCCTCGCTGGGCCCGGTCACGACCGGCTGGCTGTACTGGCGATCAGGTTTGGCGGGATCGAATGCCCCGTCGGCCACGTAGCTCATGCACGCATCGAACGATACGACAGCGCGAGTGCCTTGCTGGGTGTTGCAGCGACAACCATGGATTTCGCCCTTGCGGATGCCGGTGACCATGCGATCAGCATTGCGCCGCACGAAGTCTTCGTTAGAGCTGGAAACACACGACAGCTTCGGATACGTCACAGGCCGGGTCAGCTCGTCATAGATCGGCGCGGAGCTGGGAACATCGACCAAGCGCGGAACGCGAGCGTCAACGTACTGCTCTGGGGTCATCGGCTTCCCAATGTCGTCAACGGTCGGCCCTGAAGGCTGGACAGGCTGAGCAGGCGAAGAAGATGCCGAGGGAACATCGGTAGCAGGCTCCGCAGGCTTGGGAGCCAGACGGCGCTCATAGATACCGTAAAACAGGTAACCGATGACAAGCAGTGCGGCAACAAGGACGAACAAAGCCCGCGGCGGCTTGAAGCGCATGTGGTGGGTAGCGCCCTCCTTTACCGACTGATAAGCGCCGAAGTATTTGGGGTCGATAAGGACCCGAGTTGCCTCACCGTCAGCGCTGAAGTCTTTCTTAGAGGACTCGACAGTCATGTTGACCTTTTCGAACTCCCAACGCTTGATGACCTTGCCCTTCCCGCCTCGCACATAGTGAATGTGGCTGTTACAGAGCTTGCGGAAGTGGTGATCTATGAGGCTAGGGTTCTGGGTGATGCAATGCAGTTCGTGGCCCTGGTGACGCATTGTTTCGAGCGCGCTGGCGTAAGCAGGGACAGCAGATGCCTGATTACGAATGCGGAAAAACTGCTGCGCTTCGTCGATAACGATCATCGCGTTTTCAGGCAGCTCAAACCATTTATGCGGATCATCGAAAGCAACCCAAGTGGCTTTAAGCCCTTCGAACTGGGGATTGAATCCACGGATGTTGTGATAGAAGACGGTGCGATTTTCCTTCGCAGCCTTGATATCAACTTCTTTGATGGTGTTAAGGGTTTTGCCATTGCCTTGCAGGCCAGTGCGAAGAACAAACATGGGTTACCCCTTAACGGAACCGAGCTTAGTTATAGAGCCGGTCGCCTTGTCCATGCCGGAAACAACAGCACGAGTTATGACCGCCGCAAGCATGATGTTTACAGCAACGTCTACTTTTGCAAGGCCGAGGATGGCAACAACATCAGAGGGCAAACCGGAAAAGCTAGACGTTACATAGCCTTTCACCTGATCGACCATAAGTTGCAGGCCGAAATAACTCACCATGCCAATGCCGAGCGCCTTGAGGACTTGCTTTACAAGTGGCCCGGCAATCGTTGAAAGAAAGGAGAACAACGCGGCGAAGTGCATTAGGAACCTCCGAGGCCACGGCCAACATAGACCGCGAAAAAGATGCCCGCGAGGGCAACGATGATGTTGGACATAGCGGACGCGAAGTCACATACCGGCTGCCACGACAGCGAGTGAGTTATGCCAAGGATTGAAACGGTTTTCGGCGATGGACAGGACGCACCAAGCCAGCGGGAAGCGGTTGCAGCCTCATTGAATGAAGAACCGATGTTGACGGTGCTTTCAGCGAGCTGATAACCCTCGCCCTTCACTGCATTCTCAATACCCGGCTTTGCTTGCTCATAGTCCCAGGCGCACTGTTGTTCCTTTTGCTTGCGAAGAATGGCGCACTGGATAACGTCGCCGCTGCATGCGAGGGTCTGAGAACACAGCTCGCCGGTCACAACATCGGGGGGCGTTTCCTCTTCATCCGTACCATCACCGTCACCAGTGCCATCACCGTCACCAGTACCATCGCCATCACCAGTCCCATCACCGTCACCAGTGCCGTCGCCATCGCCGGAGCCATCACCAGAGCCGTCGCCGTCACCATCGCCATCACCAGTACCATCGCCGGGATCGGTCGGGTCTGTAGGGTCGGTGGGGTCGGTGGGACCGCAACCGCCTACCTCTACCTCGGGATCACAAGGCTCCGGCGGCGCTTTGGAACAAAAGGTGCCATTCCAGACATAGCCAGACGGGCACTGGTTATCGGGATCAGGCACAGGCGTATCGTCGGGGTTCTCCTGATTACCGGGAGAGCCGGGTTCCTTGCGGGTATCTCCGGTGCACTCAACGCCGTTGCCGGTGTAGCTGTAGACGCCAAATACGCCTGATGGAGTGCCACTGCTATAGACATAGACGTTGCTTGCGGCGGTGTATCCGAAAGCGTACTGGCAACTATTGGCACAAACTGAGCCCGGAGGGTCGATAAGAGGCTGACCGACAGCCTCTTTCATCTTGTGTTCATGGGTAACGACCTGGCCGATGGTGGCTTCGCACCGGTTAGGCGTAGGGGTGCATTCGCCGGTTGAGGAACTTTCTATAGTGCCTACAGGGCACGACTGACCGACTCGATAAATACCATATGAGCCGAATGAATTATTAGGGCCAGACTTAAAACGACAAGTAAAATTTTTGTCATTAACATAAGTTAAAGAAACAAAAGTGCCAGAAATACTGGAAATGTAAGCGTTACAGGCTGAAGGAGCGCTTTCAAATGGCCGGTCACTCCACGAACCAATGTTAACAAACCATTGATAATCGGCAGCACTAACAGATGAATGCCAAAGCCCCGCAGCCAGCAATATCAGAAGTATCCTTTCCATATTTATATGCGCCCAAAAAACAAAAGATAAACCGCGAGAACGGACGTTAAAAAGACATAAAGTTGCGGGTCCATATCGTTCTCCAGAAAAAAAGAAAACCCCGCCGGAGCGGGGTTTGATGCTTCGGCACATGAAGCGCGCGGTTAAATCACAGAGCGCGACGGATGTACTTCAGGGCAGCAATGGCGATGATTACGCCGAGGACGAGACCGCCGAGCGCCATACCATCAGCTTTGGCATCGGACATACCGGAAGTTGCTTCAGCCGGAAGTTCAGCGAAAGCCGAGGCAGCGAAGCCCATGGCGATAGCGGAACCGGCAGCAACTTGACGACCGAACTTGCGAACAGTGTTCAAATATTTCATGGGTGTTGCTCCTTGCTAGAAAAGTGCCTTTTTAAGCACTAGGAAGCCGAAAACAACTGCGAACAGAATGATCGTTTGATCTTTAAGTTCAGCGTAGTCGTCGGCAGTTAGGGCAGGATTGCCCGACTCAGTTAGCGTGCCAGTGCACCGAAGTTCGCCTTCGGGCGTTGTAGTCCAGTGTTCTGAGCACGCGATGTAAAACATGAGAATCAGTTGCCGCCAGATACGGCAGCGGGTCGCGGTTGTAAGCGCTGAACTGGTACAGGCAGGCCGTCATCAGAGAGCCACAGGTCCATGCCGAAAGCAGAGCCGGTTTTGGACTTCCAGGCTTTGGCATATACCGGGACGGCAACTTGTTTGCCGATGTACGGCTTATAAGCGTTCTCGATACCCGAATCGAGTTGACGCTTGGAAACTTTGAGACCAATAGATTGCTCGATCTCTTGGCCGAATTGGTCACGACCAGGAGCGGTCAGAACCAAGTAATGCTCGATGATGCCATTCATCTTTTCTTTGGAAGTGACGCCCTTACACAGGCCCATTTGTACCAGCATGGTAAATACCTCGGTTATGAACGGGCCCAGCGCCCGAGAAAGTGAATTGCCAACAGTCCGCACATAGTGACGACCAGGACGTTAATGGTTGCGGCGATCATGAAAACAGCCCGGTACGCTTATGCGCCTGAAACCAACCGCGCTCGTACTCGTTGTAGTCGTAGCTGCAAAGCAGGTACGGGTTGCAATAAATGCGGCGTGGCCGGTAATCACGGAAGCCGCGCAGATATGCCCAAGACAACATCATGCAGCCTCCACCGATGGCTCTACGTACCAGCCTGGACGCTGAGCGCTGAAATCGACTTGGAGGAAGCGCAGGATCGGGACCACGTTGTTCTTCTGGTCATCCATCTTCAACTTCTGCAAAGCGGCCTTTGAGAGTCCGCATTCGCAAATATCACGAACATGGTTGTAGAAACTGGCACGATTCATAGATGCCATGGTTTCTTCCCAGCCGTACTCTTTCAGGCTGCGATATGTGCGAAACAAATTGAGCGCATAGGCCTCGGACAATTTCCCGGACTTCGTTTCTTTGGTCCACCGGGTTTTAAGTGCGGCCAGCACTTTGTCATCGTTAATTACTCGCATGGAGATACCTTCAAAGGCCGCAAACAGTTCTTTAGTTACTTGTTCCCAACACCACTGAATAAAACAACTCCCCTGCTCTTCCAGTCGTTCCTGGTAGTCGCAAAGGGCCCATAGATTCGTCGGGATGTTTCTACGTTCGAGCCAGCGGTGCATGACAGTGGCTTCGAGACGAAGGAGGTTTTCGGCCCACTCCTGGAGCGCGGGGTTCTGGAGAACCGCGAGCAGCCGGTGGGCTGCGAACGCTTGGGAGGGAACGAAATTAGCACCGCCGTAGGCTCTCGCGGCCTTGATGGCGTCATCGAGCTGGTGGCGAAACTCAGGGCCCTTGAGGTACGCCTTGAGCTTGCGCAGGCGGGTTTCCTTGGAGCCCCAATAAGCCGTGGTTTCGTAGTCGTCACCACGGTTGCGGGTCTGGCCGTTGCTGACACCGCGAAGCGCCTGGACGAGCTGTAGCGCGGTGCGCTGATCGGGCAGGCGGGCGGAATAGGTGCAGTCGATCCCATAGACCTCGGCAGCCTGCCAGTCCAGCAAAGCCCAGAGCTTCGGGTAAGAGCCGGCGAGCCACTTAAGCATGACTTCGCCACCCTTGCGGATCGAGGTAGGCCCGAAAACGTTGTGCCCCTGGAGCAGCTTCGCAGGGCTGGCTTTCAGCTCGACGCCGGGCTGTATGCGCTTGCCGAGCGACTGGTGAAACACCTTGAACGCCAACGGCGTAAAGCCGGTGGAGAGAGATTCCCAAGCGTGGCTTATGTCCTCGACCTGATAGCCACCCTTCCCGTCCGACAGGACGCTGGTAGCACGGAGCGGAACGCCCAAGGCTTCCAGATCGACCACCAACAGCTCGTTGCCGCGCTTACCGGTGCTGGTAGCAATGGCATCGACCCTGAACGGTACGAAAAGGTGAATTTTGTCGAGCACAGCAGAAATCCCTGTCAAGCCCCCAAATGTGTACGTCTAAGGTACGATATTTGTCTGAGCGCTTGCAAGACACTTTTGTCGTATCGATGGTCTATTTATCGGATATGTATATGCGTACAGGAGATAGAGTCTGATGGCTGATTTAAGCGACCCGAGCAGAGCAACCATGAGCGTTGGCGAAAATATTAGGCAGAAGCGTGAATCGATGAAGCTATCGCAGGACGGACTGGCGAGCTTGATCGGATCGACAGCAAAGACCATCGCCAGATGGGAGAGCGATGCGAACTTTCCGGGGGGTGACGCCATCATCAGCATGGCGCACGTTTTTGGCTGTTCTACAGACGAAATTTTGCTCGAACGAAGTGAGCGAGAAATCTCGCCAGAGATGAGGGCGCTGTTCAGAAGATTCGGCGACTTACCCGACGACCTGAAGCCCATGGCAAGGGGAATGATTGGAGCGATTCTCGCCAGCCTGGAAGAAGAAGCAGCAAGGAAAACAGCAGCGTAAAAAACACGCAAAAGTCTAACCGTTAGACAAGAGTCCACCATTAGAGATAGTGGACCCGGCTGCGCCGGTGAAGCCAAAGCGCGGCGGAGCCACTGCAACTTCGTGACCTGACCGTCAGCGGTGCTGATGATCCTGGGAGACTGCCGGGCAGGCGCTCGGAGCGGCCTAATTTAAGCAAATCAGGGCGCGGGTTGAGGTAGTGGCGGGACAACGGGACGAAGATCGCGAGGAGCCTCCTGAGGGCCGTATAGGCCGCTGGGGGCTTTTTTGTGGGTCGATGGTTGCGGCCCCTTCGGGGGTATCGTCGCAGGCGCTATGAGGCACGACAGGAGGCCATGCAGGCGACTAATCGCCGCGAGCGGCGAGGTCGAGGCTGATTTAAAGTAACGTTACTTTATCTATGACGGGTGCGAGTCCGATAGAAACATGCAATTAGTGTATTTGTGGTAACGTTACTAAAATTACAGCACGGACAACGAAACGGACCCTTCGCCATGATCGACCCAGCAGACCAGCAAACAGAAGCCCTCCCCCTGGACGAACAGCCAGCTAAGAAGCGTCGCGGTCGGCCAGCAACGGGAAAAGCCATGACGCCAGCCGAGAAGCAGCGCGCATACCGTGAAAGACTTAAAAGTAACGTTACTGATAACACGCACAAGCAAGTTGCAGATGATCTGCGCGCCGAGCTGGCGAAAGCACTGGAGAGAATCGAGGAGCTTGAAGCGGAATCAAGGAAACGAGCCCGGACAATCGTGGAGCAGGCACGCATGATCCAAGAGGCCGATAGCGTGCTGATAAAGCGCGCAGAGATGGCCGTAGCAGAAAGAGACGCCATGGCTAAAGAGCTAGTTAAGGCAAAGGCAAAGGCAGCGAAAGCGGGACCGACAAAGCGACGTTACGTACTGCAATTCAAGTACGTGAACGCAGAGGGCATGCATTGGCACGACGACAGCACAGGCGACTACGGGTCAAAGAAGGAAGCCGAAAAAGCTTGCAAGAGAATGAACGAGCCAGGCGTAAGCGAAACAGAATGGCGCGTCAGAGAACGGCAGTGGGTCTAGAGCTCCAAAATAGCCCGACAGGCTTCATGTAGGGCTTCAAGACGGGCGTCCAGGGCGTGAGCCTCTGAATCAATCTGCGCTACCCGGCGGCGCAGATCGCGGATCTCAGCAACAAGCCGGGGGTAGTCATCGAGGAGCCAAGAAACCGCGTCAGAACCCTTACGACCTGGGGCGTAGAGTTCGGCGGTCTTGATGACATAGGGTTCGAGTTCGATAGCGCAACGCATAATAAACGTTACATTAAATCGCGCCGGGACCGCTAACCATCATCCCGACGCGATTGAACGTAACGTTACCGATTATGCGAAATATGACCTTGCACGTCAGCGGTGACTGGACCATTAGATCACCGCCTGCTTTTCGCCTCATCTATCCCCAAAGCGCTTCAGCTTTCGGGTGAATCCTTTCCCTGCGCATGCCAGCTGTTCGGCTGGTCCGTTTTTGCATTCCGAAAAGCCGAACGAAATTCGCTGGGTTTGAGGCCGGTCTGCTTGCGAAAGAAACGGCTGAAGTATGCGGCGTCGTCGAAGCCAAGGTCTCGGGCGATCTGTTGGATGTCGAGCGCGGTGTACGCCAGCTGCCGTTGTGCTTCGCGAACGACTCGCTCGTTGATGATCGCGGTCGGTGATTCACCCAGGCCTTCGCGGCAGGCTCGGCCCAGTGTGACTGGAGTGATTCCCAGCGCTTCGGCGTACAGACCAAGCGGCCAATGCTGTTTGAAATGCGCGTCGACCAACTCGCGAAACTGCCTCAGCAGCTGGGAACGCCTGCCATTGGCTGGCCGAGGGATCGGCACTGGATGTTCCAGTCGAACGACATGTACGAGTAGCGCGAGCAACAACGCATGCCCGGCCGCGACATTGCCGCGCTCCTGGCTGTGCGCTTCCGCCTGGATCAGCTGGATCAGAGGCCAAATCGGCTCTTCGCCATTCGCATCCCACGGCAGCGGCACTACGGCCGGACGTTGCATCAAGGCCAGCAAGTCACTGGACAGAATTCGCGCCATCGACTCCAGCGGGCGCTGTGCTGCCGTGATGACCGGCCCGTCGGTTTCGGGGCTGTAGCGAAAGGCATGCACGGTGCGTTGCGGCAGCAGGATCAGGCACGGCGCACGGAAGCCCATGCGGCTGTTCTCCAGCGAAACTTCGCCCTCGCCACTACGTACATAGACGATTTGCAGTAGCGAGTCATGCTGATGCGGTTTGATTTCGCGCTGATGCATGTCGCCGCGCTCGTTGATCCATTCCAGATGCAAAAGGTCCTGCCATGCGGGCAATGCTGCCTGGCCATACAAGGCATAGTTGGGAATGCGTTTGCTCAT